TCAATAATGTCTGATTTAGGTAGTTTCACTTTTCCTGATTTGGGTATCGAGCCGCTCACACCGGAACAGTTAGGGCAAATTGATCCTGCACAGTTGGCTGCTGCTGGTACTCCTGATTCTGTGCAAACGGTTGCGCCTCGTATCCTTACTGCCGAAGAACAAAAATTTTATGATGACCCATATTTGGCTTATGGGCGAGCTAAATATGGAACAGAAACAGGCACTCTTGGTGGTACGCCAATAGTGGTTAGTGGCGGTGTAACAACCACTAGTGGCGGTGTAACAACCACTAGTGGCACAGGTGTAACAACAGGTGGTGGCACAGGATTCACGCCTTCTAAAGATGCTCGCAATACAATCAAAGCCGTATTAGCAACCTACGGATTAGGCGATCTGTCGGACTATTTGTATGGTGTTTATGCTAAGGGTGAAGTAGATATCAACAACCCTGACGCACTCATTTTTGCTATCCGTGGACAAGAGGCATATCAGAAACGGTTTGCTGCGAACGCGGCACGAGCCAAAAAAGGTTTAGCCGAACTGGACCCAGCATCCTATTTGCAACTAGAAAACAGTTACCGTCAACTATTACAATCGAACGGTTTGCCGCCAGGGTTCTATGACCAGACAGAAGATTTCACCGCACTACTTGAAGGCGACGTGTCACCACAAGAACTACAAACCCGTGTACAAGAAGGCTTTAGAGCCGTACAAGATGCTGACCCTGAAGTTAAACGCCAGATGCAAGAACTCTATGGCGTGAACGAAACAGGTTTGGCAGCATACTTTTTGGACCCAGAAAAAGCCGCACCAATTTTGACCCGTCAGGCTGAGGCTGCGAAGATCGCGGCACGAGCCAAAGAACAGGGCAATATTCAACTGTTGTCTGCTACTGCTGAGGAGATCGCTGCCCGTGGCATCACAGCACAGGAAGCCAAAGCAGGGTTCACGGCATTAGGTTTGCAAAAAGGTTTGTACACCGAGATGATGGGTGAGCAGGCTTTGACACAACAAGAAAAGGTTGGTGCCGCACTCGGTTACGATGTTGAAGCGCAACGTAAACTTGCTGAACGCAAAGGTATCCGTAAAGCAGCGTTTCAGGGTGGTGGAACGTTTACTAGAACAACAGGCCAAACATCCGGTACAACCCAAACCGGTTTGGGTGTAGCCGAATAATCTAAACACTTGACAACCACCCATAGTGGTGATACAGTCACAGGTATCCCATTAGGGATAACCGTCGGACCCCCCGATTTCGGCGTGTACAACAGGGTGAGATTGCAGCCATTTGGACTCCTCTAGTCCAAGTGTGGGCAGAAAGAGTGGGTCATGTCAGATACGAACTACGAGTTTGAGGAAGACGCAAAGGACCAGGTAGAACGGAATCCAGTACGCGCACAGCTTCGAAATCTTGAAGCCAAGAACAAAGAACTGGAAGCCAAACTGTTACAAGCTACAGAGGCGCAACGCAAGTTGGCATTTGTGGAAGCGGGCGTTGATTTGAACGCTCCGGTTTCACGCTACTTCGTTAAAGCCTATGACGGCGAAATGACAGCAGAAGCGATCCGCCAAGCCGCACAGGAAGCAAATCTCATCGCAGGTACGCAACCGAAAGCCGAAATTCAAGCCGAACAAAAAGCTTGGGATAGGGTTTCGAAAGCAAAAAGTTTCGGTGACGCAAGCGATCCTGAAGTGGACTGGAATACCAAAATCCGTAACGCGAAGAATCAAGACGAAGTTATGCAACTGCTGGCCCAGGTTAACCAACAACAAAACATCTAGCCTCAAAGCAAGTCTTTGGGGAGAAAGACCCTAAAGGTCATGGCAATTACACAAACAAGTTCATTATCAGTCGATCAGGCGGCGTTTGATCAGATCGCGTATTTCGCACTCCGTTCAGAAATGCTTTTTGACGCAGCAGCAGACGTACAGCCTGTCGCACAATCAATGCCTGGAACATCAGTCGCGTTCACGATTTTCTCGGAACTCGCAGATGCAACATCAACACTCAGCGAAACAACTGACCTCACGCCAACAACAATGGCAGACAGCCAAGTAACTGTCACTCTTGCTGAGTACGGCAACACAGTAAACACAACAGCGAAACTTCGTGGAACTTCGTTTCTTGACGTTGATGCCGTTGCAGCAAACCTCATTGGTTACAACGCAGGATCGTCAATCGATACTGTTGTCGCCAACGTTTTGAAGGCCGCAACGAACGTGATTTACGGTGGTGGCGGTGCAACAACTCCAACATCAAATGCAACAGTTCAAGCAGAAGACATCGTTGAAGCCAATGACGTTCGTATCGCTACAGCACAGTTGCGTGGTTCAAAGGCACAAACGTTCAACGGTATGTACATGGGTTTCATTCACCCAGACGTGTCGTACGATCTTCGCCGCGAAACCGGTGCAGCATCTTGGCGTGATCCACACAATTACAGCGATGTAAGTGGCATTTACAACGGCGAAATCGGTGCGTTTGAATCCATCCGTTTCATTGAAACACCTCGCGCACCATTGGACTTGACTGGTGGATCAGCTTCAACAGTTGACCTCTATCAGACAATCATCATGGGTCGTCAATCGTTGGCGAAGGCACACAGCATCACAGACGGCAACGGAGCATATCCGAAGGTTGTTCGTGGTCCAGTAGTGGATTCGTTGATGCGTTTCAATCCGATTGGTTGGTACTGGTTGGGTGGCTACGGAATTTTCCGTCAGGCAGCGATTCGTTTGATCAACTCGTCTTCTTCGCTTGGTGGCGCATAAACCCCATCTAGTTGAAGTAATTTAATAAATGTAGGGCCAGGCATTTTTCCCCTTCTTGCCTGGCCCTACTTTTGTATGGTGTATGATGTATAGTGTCGTCTGAAAGGTTTTTATGTCTATTTCAAATTATGCTGAATTAAAAATTTTGGAACACACCACAGGTAAAACCTCGTGGACAATGCCAACAACAACGTATGTGAAATTGCATACTGCTGACGCTGGTGAAGACGGCACTACTGCTGCCGCCGCTAACACGTCACGTCAGGCTGCTTCTTGGGCTACTGCTTCGTCAGGTTCAATCGCAACATCGGCGACAATCACTTGGACAAATGTTTCAACAACGGAAACATATACACATTGGTCGTTGTGGGATAACTCGACTGCCGGTAACTGTTTGTGGACTGGTGCTTTGTCGTCGTCTGCTGCTGTAACTGCTGGAGATACTTTTCAGATCACTTCGCTTACGCTGTCTCTCGACTAGCCGGTAGGGGAATAACCCCTTATGGCACAAACAGCGGTCACGGGTTTTACTGAAGCCTTTGTTCAAACAGACCCGTTTTATCGGGGAACATATAAAGCTACGGTAAGTCGTAGTGCTACGGGTTCGGGTGCGGGTACGCAATCTGTGGCGCATAAAGCGTCGCAAACCCGTTTGGGTCAACTCACAGATTTTAGTTTCCCGTACAACAATGGTGGCCGTTTCTATTTAGGTTTCGCAACCGTTCAGGTTACTGCCACAGGTTCAGGCACAGGTACACAAACTGCTTCAGGTTTCAAATCTAAGTCTGCTACCGCAACAGGTTCGGGTGCTGGTACAAGTTCTGTTGCTCAACTTGTGTCAAGGTTGCGCACCGCTACGGGTTCTGGTACAGGAACACAGACGGCAAACAAATTTGTTACAGCAATTAGAACTGCTACAGGTTCGGGTGCAGGTACACAGTCTGCTGTTCGTTTAGTTGTTGTTATCCGAAACGCTACAGGTTCGGGTGCGGGTACACAAACCGCTACGGGTGTCCGTTCGGCGTTAAGAACCGCTACAGGTTCAGGTAATGCAACAGCGCAAAGTGTTGCTGTCGGTTTACATATCGCACCGAGAACCGCCACAGGTTCAGGTCAAGGCACACAAACCGCTGTACGGCTTATCACAAGCCCACGCACAGCAACAGGTACAGGTGCAGGTACGGCGACTGTTGCCCAACTATTGACAGTTATCCGACAAGGAACAGCATCCGCTGGCACAGGCTCATCCACAACTGAACGTGTTATCTCAAGACTGCGAACCGCGACAGGCACAGGTACAGGTACTTCGAGCAGCGTTTCTTTGTCGGTTGTCATCCGCACATCCACGGGTTCAGGCACAGGAACATCATCAAGTTCTGCGTTCATCACGTTCTTCCGCACAGCAACAGGCACAGGCACAGGAACCCAAACATGTATCGGGGCAAAACTTTCAACGCGCACAGCGACAGGATCAGGTGCAGGTACCGGTACCGCTGATTGGGATAAGTCACATATTTTCCGTGTACCTTACACAGACACTTACGGTGGCGGCAAGTTCGGTGAGTTTGATACCGAAAACCGTTTAGGTTCCTATTACAAAACTTATACTCGTGGGCTAAACCTTTACAAGTTGACCAACGGCGAGTACACTACTGTGGAACAACGAGATCAAGGACAAGTTGCAAAATTGTGGCATGGTGGCAGGGATCATTTTTTGACTGACGCAGAATACGCTGAACTTGTTGCTGACGGATTTGGGGCGAGTATAACCTGATGGCTATTTTTAGGACACCTACAGAAAACGTGGTTGCGGTGTTGCCTGTTGACGAAAACGAATTGTCTTCCGACGAAAGGTTGGCGCAAAGTTTAGCTCGCCATTATGCGCCGAGGGCGCGTGGCATCAACGTGTTTTTGTTGACTGACGGAACCTATGTCGAGAAACAGCCTGGCAATATGGCTACTGTCGCTAAAACATATTACGGTGGTCACGACATTGAGGTTACGGCTACTGAGGTTGCTTCGTTGACCGCAGCAGGATATGGGGCGTATATAACGTGAAGCATAGGGAAACTCATCCAGGGTTAGATGTTGAAGGTTGTTTCGGTTGCCGGATCGCACACTTTAATGTTTCGGCTGAAGCCATGCCTACACGTAAACCTGAGTCGAAACGGATCATCGAGAAGGAACGGGTGTTGGATAAAGACCTTGACGCTTATCGTCGTTTGCGTCAGAACGGTCAGCAACCTAAAAACATTGATGGTGCCGCGATTGTTGAGAAACGCGCTGAGGAGAACTGGCAGGTTGCTACAGGTATTTTGCCTGACAAAACCAACATCGTTGGCTAAATGAATTACCAGTATTGGTTCGGTACCGAAGATTCGCGTTTCGGTTACGGTTCAATGTTGGAAGGTTTCAGGTCGGGGTTGCCTGCCGATGTACAGTTACATGACCAGGCTTCTGTGGCGATAATGATGTATGACCCGTCTAAACCTCACGGGTTTTTGCGTGGGCAACATCGGGTGCTTTATACGATGTGGGAAACAACAAAATTGCCGTTCAACTATTACCGCAATTTGGGTTCATACGATCAGATTATTGTTCCGTGTGAACATAACCGTGAACTTTTCTCAAAGTATTCCGACAATGTTTCTGTGGTGCCGTTAGGGGTGAACATTGATTATTGGAAGCCGACACCTAGACCTGTGAACAGTAGGTTCAGGTTTCATGCTGGTGGTTCGATGTGGTTACGTAAAGGTTTGGATGTCGTAGTGGAAGCCTTTGAGAAAGCGGGTGTTGACGCAGAACTGCATATCAAGGTGCCGTTGGAACGGTTCGTACCTCAACGCACGTGGCCTTCAAACATTGTTATTCATACGGGGTGGATGACTAAACGGGAACAGTTTGATTGGTTTAATCAGGCTGACTGTTTTATTGGGGCGAGCCGTGGCGAAGGGTTCGGGTTGATGCCTTTGCAAGCTATGGCTATGGGTATCCCGACGATTATCACCCCGACTTCTGGGCAGGCACAGTACGCTGATCTTGCGTCGGTGGTTATCCCTGTAACGTCACAGGAGTGCAACGTTCACGAGATAATCAACTTTGAGGGCTGTTGGGATGAACCTGATGTTGACGCGCTTGTAGAGGCTCTGAGGCGTGTCTGTGGGGATTCTGACAGGTATAAGGTTGAAGCGTTGGGGCGGGTTAATCAGGTCGCTAAATATAGTTGGGTTGAGTCGTGCCGGAAACTTTTAGATTCTGTGCCTGTCGGCCATATTTTAGATAACCCTGTTTTTGAGCCGTTTATTTGTTTTATGAAAATTCGGGTGAACCGTGTTTGTGAGGCGGGCATAAACAACGATCATTGGGTTTTTAAGCCTGACGTGGACTACACGGTGCATAACGGTGTCTATGATATATTGGCTAAGGCAAACTATATAAAGTCTTTTGAGATTTTGAAACGGAGCGACAATCATGCCAATGGTAGGAAAAAAGAAGTTTCCATATACGGCGAAGGGTAAAGCCGCAGCTAAAAAGGAAGCCAAGAAAACTGGTATGCCGATGAAGAAAGCCAAAAAATACTAACAGATGTCAACTGCCGGTGCGGTACTCACTAGAGCCAGTCGCCAACTTTTATCGGGAACCGTTGAGGAACGAAACAAGTTAGCGACAACGGTTACTTCGTCGGACACTTCTATTGTGCTGTCCTACGATCTTGGCGGGTTCCGTGAAGGTTCCGTTATCGAGATTGAGTCAGAGTTGATGTATATATGGGAATCCGCGACAGCAACAAAAACTTTGACTGTTCAACGAGGGTACGATGGCACTACGGCAGTAGCGCACACCGCTGGTGTTCTCGCCACAGTAAACCCGAGGTTTCCACGCCAACAAATGTTGGATGCTTTGAACTCCGATATTGACGATTTGAGTTCCACGGTGAACGGCCTGTTCCGTGTTGTTGCCCAAGACATCAACTACAACGGTTCCGATAGGCAGATCAACATTACTTCTGGGTCGGGGATTATAGATTTACTGGATGTCAGGTTACGTTATTTGGCTGACGACTATCCAATGATCCGCAAGGTCAGGTTGCAACGCAATCTGCCGACAGCCGATTTTGCGTCAGGTTTCGCTATCGTTTTTGATGAACCTGTTATGGCCGGTACTTTGCGTGTTGTGACGAAACGTGAGTTCACTCGTGCCAGTAGCGAGTCATCAGATTTGCAGACGGCGTGTTTCGTACCGCAATCCTGTGAAGACATTTTGGAGATGGGTGTTTTGTTGCGGATGATGAACGGCCGTGAAATTAAACGGAACTTTATCGAATCGCAAGGTGACACTCGCAGATCGGATGAGGTGCCTGCTGGTGCTACACGGGATTCTTTGACGAACATTCAAAGGTTGCGTCGTGAACGTATCGTTGCGGAAGCGGCACGACTGAAACAGCAGTATCCACTAGTTTTCAGGAAGTAGCCGATGGCTGCCTATCTTGTAGATTTCACTACCGCATATAGTCCTGCGCCTGCGTTCTATTCGGGTACGGGTGCGACAACTCTTGTACCTAACGTTTTCCCTGTTGCTATCAACGGCAGACCGTATCTTGTTGATACGAAAGCCGGTTCGTTTCAACGGCAGTACGATGCGCGTGTCCGTGACTCGGTTGACCAGTCAGCTGAACCTGGTGAGTCTGCGATCAACCCGCAAGGTTTGTGGCGACGCTCACAGTCATCTTGGCATTATGGTGCCGGTCAAAAATATGCTGACACCGCTGACGCTGAAGCATACCGTTTCAACACTTCTAAAGGTGTGTATGTTTGGGATAAAGGCGAATGTACTTTGTTGAAAGACACCACACAGGTGTTGGCTGATAGTGCCGCAACTTTGCAGGCTTTAACTGTTGGCACACGCCTGTATGTGGCTACAGGTGGTGACGTTAAATATACAACCGATTTGTCAACGTTCACGAACTGTACAAGCGAACCTGGTGGGAACGTTGGCGGTATGGCTACCGATGGTTTTAACGTGTTTGTTGCGTTCGCTAGTCACGGTATCCATAATGTGACTACAAGTTCTGATGCGTTCAGTTCATATATTACCGGTACGGATACATTCACTAATTTGCGTTATGTGAAAGGCCGTTTGATGGCTTCGAAAGATAACAATGTTTATAACTTCACTTCAAGTGGTGGCCCTGGTGCCGCGCTGTTCACTCATGCGAACACAGGGTTTCGTTGGGTTGGTTTCGCTGGCGGTCAGAACCATATCTATATGGGTGGGTTCGCAGGTAATCAGTCGCTTATTTATCGGACAACGATCAAAGCAGATGCGACAAGTTTGGATGCACCGATTGTCGCTTTGGAGTTACCTGCCGGTGAGATCATTACTGGGCTTGATTCGTATTTGAATTATATTTTGATCGGCACTACGACAGGTATCCGTGTCGCTACATCTGATACTGATGGCAATCTTGTTGCGGGTCCGTTGATTGTGATTGGTTCGTCGGTTACTTCGTTTAGCGGTGAAGGCAGATTTGTTTGGTTTAATTGGACTAATTTTGATGCAACTTCGACAGGGTTGGGTCGTCTTGATTTGGGTGTGTTTATTTCAACGAACCAACCTGCGTATGCTTCTGATCTAATGGTGACTGCGCAGGGTGCTGTCAGTTCGGTGAACACGATTAATAGTCGCCCCGTGTTCGTTGTTGTCGGTACCGGTATCTATGTTGAACACGCTACTGATCTTGTGCCGTCAGGATATTTTGAGTCAGGTATTTTCCGTTGGGGTGTACCTGATGCGAAGTTTGTGCCGAAATGGGATTTGAGGTGCAGGCCGTTGGATGGCTCTGTGACTTTGGCCGTGAAATCTGATGGCGGTTCGTATCATTCGTTTCAAGCGTTTACTTTGACTGAAGGTAAAGAGAAAACGTTTAACGGTTTGGAAGACAGGGTGTTTGAAGCCGAGGTCAAAATCACTATCGGTAGGTCGGCTACGAGTAACACGGCTTGCCCTGAGTTGACTCGTTGGATGGGTCGTGCTTATGCTGCGCCGTCACGTTCACAAATTTTTTCGGTGCCACTCATTATGCACCACAAGTTGAGTATTCGTGGCAGGGAGTATTTTCAGGATGTTGACAACGAGATGGCGTTTTTGCGGGATTTGGTGGACACCCCACGTATCGTCACCTATCAGGAGAATTTGCAGACTTATTCGGTGATTGTTGAGAATGTCCAGTTTGAGGTTTTGGATGACTCGAATGTGCATAACCGTTGGGATTGGGAAGGAACTGCTACTGTTATTATGAGATCGGTGGCATGATATAGTATCGGAGACTTATGGCAGCAGTAACTAGACGACAGTACAAAGGTGCGGCGGCGGCTACTACCACGACGAACGCTCTTAGTGTTTCGGATACTTCGGTGACTTTGACGGCCACTACTGGTTGGCCTTCTACTGCGGCTGTGCCGTTTTATGTGGTGATTGATCCAGGTACTTCGTCTGAGGAGAAATGTTCTGCGACGATTTCTGGTAGCACTTTGACTTTGGTTCGTGCGCAGGATGATACGACTGCTGCGGTTCATGCTTCGGGTGCGACGATCTATCCGGTGTTTACAGCTGATGAGGCTGATGAGGCGAACTTGTTTGCTTCGACGATGACTACTCGTGGCGACTTGTTTACGATGGGGGGAGGGCCTACG